TTTCGATGTACACGTTCCAGAAGCCGTCGTCTATTTATGTAGAGTCTCGACACTACAAGTTAGACAATGGAGCCAATGGTGGACTTTTTGACAAATCTAATTACTTTGGATATGTCGAAAAGAAATCGGGTACAAAGGTTGAGGAATACAAAGCCAAAATCGGAAGGCATGAGAATGCCGTCTCCGACTATGAGGCTGACTATTACTCTCCGTCGTATTTTCCTGGTTCCCTAACCATGAATTATACGATCTCGGCAATACCTAATAGGCCGTTTGTTGAAGGTTTTACTGGGGTTCTGAATCCCAGTTCGACCGTTACTCACTTACTATCCTATACTGACGAGGAAAGAGCAAAGGCGCTCGCAAAGCTTTATGACAGACTGATTGAGCAGAAAACTGCTTTTCAGGGTGTTACATGGCTAGGCGAGCTTCCTCAGACACTGCAACTTCTCCGTGCTCCTGGCGCTGCGCTGAGGTCGGCATTTGACAAAACCTTCAGATTGCTAGAATCCCGCAAACTGAAGATTAGAAAAATGCCTCAATCAGTCAGACGTAGGGCCTGGGAAGATGCAGTTACCGGAACGTACTTGGAAGCCGTGTTTGGCTGGGCCCCTCTTATATCCGATATTGAGGGGATCGCCGAACTCGCAAAACGTTACATTGAACGTAAGAGACCCGCTTCGCGGATCACTGCTCGTTCTACGTTTGCCAAGCGTGATGACCAGGTTATCGGTAATACCGACTATCTCGATTTGTACTCTGAATGGTACCTGCTGCAAAACGGCAGGCGTCAAACAGTGTCCACTGAAATGAAAGTACAGTATAACGTTGGCCTGGATATCACACAAAGTCTCAACCAAAGTGACTTAGATCGACTGGTAAAACTCTCGGGGTTCGACCTCGGGAGCTTTGTACCAGGTGTCTACAATGCACTGCCATGGACATGGATGATCGATTACATTTCCACTCTAGGAAATGTGATCGACGCCGTGACCTATAACCAGGCGCAGGTTAGATGGATTTCTGAGACTGTTACGACAAGGACATTGTATTCAACATACAATATCCCTCCGTCGTTCGGTCAGATGAAAGCTCATCTTCTTGCAAATGGTAGAACACTTGGTAGTCTGACTGGAACCTATGGTTCTATGTCAAACGTTCGGACCACCGTAGTAAGGAAGAAACTGCCGGTCATTCCGTTGCCTCCGCTGATTATGACGACTAGTCGTCTTAATTTTAAGAAGCTATTGAATGTGTCTGCAGTTCTTCTTCAACTACGTTCTCACTCTGATATGAAATGGCTCTCTTCCAAGGGACCATGACATTTCTGAGTAGCTGGCTGCCCCTGGGCAGTCATCAACCATCTCAAAGGTAAATCATGTCATTTCAACCTACCGATCCCATCACTGGGACCGCCCAAACCGGTCTGACAACTCCTACTTATAGCGTTGCGCTGGATTCTCCTCCAGCCAACAACGCGAAGCAGTACTATGTCTACGGTCTTGGAGGCACTCAGACAGGTGTAGCAGTACACTCTGTCAGCTTGCCGTTTACCCTCGCTATGTGGCGCCCCTTGAGTTTCAAGGTGCTCCAACCAGTGAACCCGGTAACCGGTGTCTTGCAAAACGTTCCTACGAACGTTTACAAGGTCATTACCCGTAAGGGTGTCGTTCCGCTTGCTGGACAGGCCCCCCGAAATCTAGTCATCACGACTATGATTGAGGTCCCTGCCGGCGCGGACGTCGCCGATCCGAATAGTATTGCTGCTGCGATGTCTGCTCACATTGGGCTTTTGTCCCAACAGAGCGCTAACATCGGCAATACTACCAAGAACGGTGCCCTCTAATAGACTTCAGTCTATCATTGAGCTGATCTTGAATGGAATCCGAATCACATGCAGTTTCCTGCTGAGATTTTGGGACTCCTCCACGGAGACCTGGAGAGCCAGGGTGTTGCTCCTTCTAGCGATTATCGTTTCAGCGATATTTCACTTAAAGGAGCTTACTCAGGATCTCTTGCTGCAAGCTTTCTTAAAAAGCTTGAACCCATAGGAGAGAACGTGAAGGCTAACGATGCGGCACTAGATTTATTTCTAGACTGCAACGCTAAACTTCCGTCCCTTGACTATGAGTACCCAGCAGACAATGAAGCCGATAGCCTATTTTGGGACTACTTTCGCAGTAATCTCAATAAGACTCTTGGTGACACTGTCGGTTCAGAGGTATTCAAAAGCGTGACGCCCAGCTCGCTGGATGTCGAAACGGACGCCGACCATTTTCAGAGTATCGATCTGGATTTTATCCGTCGACACATGAATATTGGCCCCGGCGCAAACCGTCTCGCGAACGCTGACAACATCGTGACAAAATTGTTCGAAGGAACGATCAGTCACTATGGGTCCGATTACCTTATCTCCCTTTACAGGGCTGCGCTTGTTGAAACCGGTTCCTGGTCTGATGCCGAAAGGCTAAGGTTCCAGAAATTTGGTTTCACTCGCGTACGTGGTGCAAAACTCTTCTTTGCGAAGAAGAATGCTGACATCTCACGTGTATGTTGCACTCAAGCTCTTCTTGAAATGTTATTTCAGAAGGTCTGTTGTGCTTTTGCTGAAAAGAGATTGGGTGCTTGTTTTGGTATCTACCTTGACAAGCAGCCCCTGCTCAATCAGCAGATGGCGAAGCGGGGATCAATAGATGGAACCATTGGAACCATCGACCTGAAATCCGCTAGCGACATGCAGGGTTTGCACATGATCAACAAGGCTCTTGACCATTGTTCTTTTAAGACGATGATCAATCTTTGTCGGGAAAAGTTTGTTGTTCTCCCGAGCAACAGACGTGTCGAACTCAACATGATCTCTACCATGGGTAACGCTTTCACGTTTCCCTTGCAAACGATCGTGTTCGCATGTGCGGTAAGGTCCGTCTACGCTATGATGGATATCCCATCATTTGATAGTAACGGCCCAACCTCTGGTGTCTTCGGAGACGATATATGTGTACGCCGCGAGGCATACCATTTTCTTATCCGAAGTCTAGAGAAATTGGGCTTTACTGTCAACAAGGAGAAATCCTTTAATAGCGGGCCTTTCCGGGAGTCTTGTGGGACCGACTGGCACAGTGGACATAACATCCGCGGTGTTTACATCAAGTCTCTCAATTCTCCACAGCAGATATGCTCCGCAGTTAACCGCCTTAACAGGTGGTCTGCGAGATCGGGCATTGATCTTCCGCTTGTCACTTCAGCATTG